GTGGATGGTGCAACCCCGGTTCGCGCCTGGCGCGAGCATCTTGGCTTGACGCAAGTCGAAGTCGCCGCGCGCATGGACATCAGTCAATCAGCCTACGCGCAACAGGAAGGAAGCGATCGTCTGTGCAAAGCTTCGCGCGAAAAGATTGCGGCGCCGCTCGGCATCACTGCGGCGCAGCTCGACTTCTGACAGGGCTGTCCGCGTAAATCCACGTTCGTGCTCCAGAGGCAGATGGTCGTCGATGCAAAAACCCGCTAAGCGGGCTTTTTGCTATCCGCCCCGGTAACGTTGGCGGCGTACCGTGACTAGCGTCAGACATTAAGTGTGAAACTGCGCTGGATAGCAGGGCTAGGCGACACGGGGCAGGAAATCAGTTGCTCAATCACAAGGCTAATTCTTATCCCCTTTATTTTACATAATATAAATAGTTTCGCTAACTTGAAGCTGGCGTTACACCTGTGGGACCCAAGCCCCACAAGCGTTAGCGGGTAGCGCCAGCCACCGAAAACCCGTGGAAAATTTTTCCCAAGCGCCCATCCAGATCGACTGGACATCGGGCGATTTCGCGCGCTCATAGGCCGCTGCCGCAATCACTTCCATCGGTTCGATACCGCAAGCCACGGCAATTTTGAGGGCAGTGGTTTCGTCAAAGTGACTGCGGCCTGCGCGGTAGCCGCTGATGGTCGAAGCACGGATGTTCAGAGCTTTTGCGAGCGCGTAGTCCGATTCGACCTTAAGACAACGCTTCGCGTCGTCTAGATAGTCAACTGTTCCTTTCATTCTGTAACCCCTTGAAATTCAAGATCAACCCTGATGCGTAGGGTAGTTCGATGTTCGAGAATATGCAACGATCGAGGACTTCGAATGATTCGAGGGCTTGACATAGTTTTAGGTCTCGAACTATTCTCCGGCTGTCGCCTCGGCAACCGGTTCCCAACCCCGCCGGTGCTGGAATAGCTACCCAGCAGCCGAGCGACTTTCCGCAGTACATCGTTCAAGGGGTTGAACAAGGGGAAGTCAAATGCAGCACATTTCGTTACAAGTCACACATCAAAGTTACAGACCGATCCGGCTGGAGCGACAGGTTGTCGACGCCGCTTGGCGTGCACTTATGGACTCAATGCAAAAAATAGTGCGCAAGTGGACAGCGCGTCCCATGTGTGATCTAGCAGGAGCGCACTGAGCCCGCTATCGGCAGGTGTCATTTATCTGCCTCATTCGAGCGTGGCGGAGAGAAGCGAACGCCACGCTCGGTCACTGCAAAGAACCAGGATCGAAGTGGAGATTTCATGTTGCTTATGAATCGGACTACTAAGGTAGTGAATGCTGAATCAGATGCAATTCGCCGCGAGTTGAACGCACACAACGAATCGCAGCGGGCGCGCTATCGAGCGCGTACGGCAAGCACGACTGCAATGTGCGCCCATCAACAAGGGCGTTCGCAGCTAACCGCCGTAGGTGTCGTATGACCGACGTTGATATTGAACAGGCAAAGCCGCGAGTGGTAGCACCGGGTGTAGTGGAGTGCGGTCCGTACTTCGAGCGACATGCTCGCGGCGGTTACTTTATGGTAGGGCGGCGTCACATCCATTGGTACGAGGAAACCGCGTCCCTGAATTCGTCATGCCTACTGACGCGTGACGAGGCACTTGGCGTCGCGTTGCGTGAGACGCAAGGGCCCATGTGAATTCAGCTATGGCGCCCCAAGAGACACGAAGTATGGAGCTGATTGAAGACCTCGCCACGTTTGGCGTCGGCGCAGGGGTTTTGGTACCCCCGTTCGTCCTTTACGCCCCTCCGCGCACTGCGCATGGAGATCGAGCCGCAGCCCGTGCGTTAGACGAACTGCGGCCACTCCTAAACAAACTGGCACGGCGCCGCCGCGTCATTCGGTAGGAAATCTCATGAAGAAACGGAATCTCGATAGGCCGATGCCGCTGTGGGCAATCTGGCTGATTTCGCTCGTTGCGATCCTCGCGTGGTGTGCCGTACATGGAGAGACGCAATACGATGCGCCAGCATGTGTGCGGCCGGTCGTTTGTAGCTGATAGGTGAGGAGACAACGAATGTACGTCTATATCGAATCTGAGCGGGTCCAAGGCGACGACGGATTTACCCGTGTCAATTACACCGTGGGTTTCTATGACGCGTCCGGCGGCTGGCGGCCCGAATCCGATCACGGCTCACCAGAAGAAGCGGCCCGCCGGGTGGCGTGGCTGAACGGTAAACCTGACTGAGCGTACGGCGGCTACGTCATGTGGATCTACTCTAGCGCCGTTGCGGCTGAACTGCCCAATCTCCCCGCTGTACAGAAGGCACGTAAGCGCCTCCCGTACAAGTGGTATCGAAGTGCATATCGGACGGCCGAGAGCGCGGGTCACCAAAGTGCCCGCAAGAGCGGCGCACCGCATCTATTCGACATGAATGCCGCCGCGTTCAGTATGGCCGCGTTTGTTGGCGAACACGCGCCGGATTCCATGCCAGTGCGCCCCGACGCGTCTGATTACGAAATCTGCATGAAGGCCCGCACGATCGCCAATGATTTTGTACTGCGTGCGCTTGGACTCGACGCCAATCAGACGCTAGTAGTCGCGGCCCGCACGTGCGCGGCATATGGTGTGCCAATGCCGGTGTTCGATGAACCGGCACAACAGGTATTGCGTGTGAAGTGCGAGCTGTGGTGGCGCCGCCAGCTGCGGCGTCTGCATATCCGCTCGCTGGAGCATTCGAATATCCGTCTGCATTATGTCCACTACAAGGCCGAACCATACGCGAGCGATGACGCGGTGCGCCGTCGTATCGCGCAGAACCGGCGCAATGCGGCCACGCTCGAAACTGTCACGCTGGAAAACGAACTAGGCCACCGATTTACGCTTGCCGAGCTGGCCGCAAAGAGCATTTCCAACAAGGCACTGAAGCGTGGCGAGCTGATGACGCGTCTACGCGGCTGTGAAGATTTGGCAGTCGCAGCTCACTTTGACGGTGTGATGTTCACGCTCACTTGCCCAAGCCGCTTTCACGCGATCCGGCAATTGGGCAACGGCACCCGGTTCATCCCAAACAAAAAATATATCGGCGCATCGGCCCGTGACGGTCAGGTGTATTTGCGCAAGGTATGGGCGCGGATTCGTGCGCAGCTCAAACGCGAGGGTGTGACCTATTTCGGTATGCGCGTGGCAGAACCGCACCACGACGCTACACCTCACTGGCACGGCCTGATCTTCTCGAACGATGTAGACCGCGTGTGCGCGGTGATGCGCGCCCATGGTCTGCGCGATTCGGGCAATGAGGCCGGCGCACAGGAACGGCGTGTGAAGTTTGAGCGGATCGACAGCGCCAAAGGCTCGGCAGTTGGGTACATCGCGAAGTACATCGCCAAGAACATCGACGGCCATGCCGTCGGCGACCACAAGACGCAAGAGGGCTATATCGTCCAGGCGGATATGTGGGGCGAGGACGAGATCACGCCATCGCAACGCGTGGAAGCGTGGGCCGCGCTGTGGGGTATCCGACAGTTTCAGCAGTTCGGCGGTGCGCCTGTCGGCGTGTGGCGTGAGCTGCGCCGTGTGAAGGTGGAAGACCTGCCAACAGCCGAAGAATCTCCTGCCATTGTGGCGGCATGGCATGCCGCTCAGAAGACTGAAACCCATAAAGCGGATTGGGCGCAATACGCACGCGCTATGGGTGGCGTTGCGGGCGAAGAACGGCTGATTTATGTGAAGCGCACCACGCAGCATAGGGAAGGCCGCTACGGAATTGCGCCGGTCAAAGTGCCGCACGGCGTTGCGGCGACGGGTGTTGCCTACATCGTGGACGGTATGTGTGCGTACTCGAAAGAAACAGAGATTTTTGTTCCGGCTACTCGTTACGAGTGGCGGAAGGTTCAGCGCAGCGGCGAAGCCGCGAGCACTCGGACATGTGTCAATAACTGTACGTGCAGCGTTCGGCCAGGGGTGGCCGATCCGGTTGCGCAGCTGAATTGCAACAACGAAATTTGCGTCAGCGGGGAAGGGAACGGCGCGAAATGGGGTCAATGGAACCTGTAGAGCGAAAGAATTCCCATGACACAAATGAAGATCGATTGCCCCTGCTGCGGAGGCGAAATTGACGCACGTCATACCGAAGGTCTTTCTACAACGCTGCGGCGGATGTACTTCGTTTGCGAGGGCTGCGGTTATCGCACGCCGGCGGGCTTTGAAATCCTTTTCTCACTGTCGGCGTCGTCCCGGCCGCGCGAAGGCGTGTCGCTCGAAGTGCGGCCGTCGCCGATGCTGCGCGGCGCGGTGAACGCGCGCACGACGATGCTTCGGGAGAACCGGCCATGAGATTCACAATCGCTTGTCCACATTGCAACGCTCGCGGTATCGCGCGCGCGATGGAAAAGAAGTCAGAGACGGATTGGGAAATTGACTTCCAGTGCGATGACGTGACGTGCGGTCACACGTATCGCACGAAGCTTGAAATGTTCCCCCCGGAACTGCCAATACCTAAACGGCAAAGGCGAAGCAACACCGAATTACAGTTTGATCTTTAACCAGCTCCGGGGGAGCGAAACGGGATGACCATGCCAATGAGAGCACCAGCAGCATTACTTGCGCTCGCAGCCACCGTAACCGCGGCCTGTCTGTCGATACTCGCCGGATGGCAGCGGGGCGGCTTTCTTGCGGAGCGTGTGCTCCTGGTCTGCGTGGGCGTCGTGCTCGTTGTCGCCGCTCACCTGCTCCCCGCACTGTGCCGTCCGCATGGCCGGAGGATTCGGGCGCTCGGCATAGCGCTGTGGATTGGCTGCATGATGGCCACATGCTACGGCCACGCGGTATTTTTCGTCATGGCCCAAAAACACGCCGGCGACATTCGCGCTGCGGCGGTCACAGTATTATCCGTTCCCGGTCGCAATCTGGCAGAGATCGCCAATGACCGCGCCGGTATCGTCGCGCGACTGGCCCGCGTCATTGAACGCAAATGTGGCGACCGATGCGCAGCGGTTCGCATCGAACGCGCGACCCTTGGTGCGCGACTCGTCGCACTCGACGCCGAGTCGGCCGAAGTGACGCGTCACGAATTGGCGATCGATCGGGCGGACGCCGAGCGAGCTGCGGCGAAAACTGATCCGCTCGCAGGGTTGTTGACTGCCTCCGGCGACACCAGCCAAGTCGAGCTGATAGGCGGTATGGTGTTCGCCGTGGTGATTGAAGGTATCGCCTGCTTCTGTTGGTTGCTGGCTCTGCGGCCTGCCGAAGTGCCTCTCAGGAAAGTTACGCCTGCACAACACGCCAGTCACGTATTGCCAGTCACGCCAGTCACGTGCACTAGTACGTTCGTCGCGCATGGCGGCAACGACGCTTCCAGACTGACGGATGGAGCTACTCTACCGGCGGTCGAGCACGCGGATGATCTTAACCGAGTGCTAACCGCAACCCGCAACGGAACGCTACGCAGCACGGTCAGTGAGATTCGAAAGCACCTTAGGTGCTCGCAGGCGAAGGCTTCGACCCTTCGCAGACAGGTCGTGCATTTAATGCAATCCAGTCGCGAAAGTATTGAAGAATGACCGAAGTCAGTCGTCTGTTGCCGGATGAGAAGGCCATAGGTCGACCCAAAAGCGATATCCGAGCCACGCGCAAGAATCGGCCATCAGCGTTGATCGGCCTTGTAGCATAATTGGGGCTTCGAGCCGGGCACCTACAGGACTGCACTAGAAAAATGGGCACACATAAAAATCGAATGAAAGAAATCGGGGCTTCGGTTCTCCCAGCGCCTGGCACACAGGAGAGAGCTAAGCTTGACAAATTTATCTCGGCAAAAAGTGGAGACCAAGCGCATCAAAAAGCACTCCATGAAATTTTCGCGAAAGCCAAGGCTCTAATTGAAGTCCAAAACCGAAATGGACTCGGCTTTCCTGCGGACAAGCAAATTCGCGAATTCAACTTTGAATATAACAGCCGCGTTTTTTTTGGAAGTTTGCGTGATATGCCGGCTTCGTTCAACGTAGTCGAAGCATTCAATCAGTTTCTACAGCCGTCAGCCACGTTTTGCATTCGTGATGAAAAGGATTTCATTTTTTCATTTGATGATTTCATCGACTTTGTTACTTCTGGCGTTGTCGATGAAAACAAGATCGATCTCAACTCAACGATGGAAGAGGGGAAGATATACTCGTTCAATTCGATCGATGCGACATCGCAAATAAATTTCTCGGACAGTAGCGGCGAAAACTACGAATTTTCATCGGTATCCTTGGTGAGATTTGGCGAAGAAGTGAGCATGATACTTTTGGCCGGACAGGACTGTGATTTGTCGGCCAAGACGAAAGAAATTAACGAGAAATTCGGGGGAAGTACGCCCCTGATGCGACACCGGGCGCATCTTAGGATCGATGAAACTCGAGAATTGCGCGCAGAGCCCCTCTTTAAGAACAGTAACCTTTGGAAGACAGTGGTCCTAGTTCGATTTGATAATCGAAGCAAGACCATCGATGCTCGCTATGTTCTACACGATTGGGGGCAGAGATACCACATCATCTCGGATGACATAAATAGTTGCCTTGGGCCAGATGGAAAGTTTTTGAATGAGATGAAAGGGACTTACGAAGCCGCAAAAAAATCGATCCTCAATCATTCAGCTTTATTCGAATTGTGCAAGACATGCTTGTTGCTTCCGATTTACGCCCAGAATTTCGAATCGGATATCGTCGTGGAGCGACATCCAACCGAATTACTTGAATTTAGAAATAAAACTAGTAATCGAAAAATTATCTCTCTCGTCCGTGCCAAATATCTGATTGGCCATCGAGAGGCATTTCGGTTACCGAGTCGCAATCAGCGTTCGTCGACTTCATCCGCATTCCTTGCGCCAGAATATAAGATTGAAACTAGTGGTTATTGGAAACAACTGGGCCCACGGGAGGTGGGTCGCGATAAAAACGGCTCCGTCATACACGGCAGAACGTGGGTTAGCCAAACACTATCTTGGGTTGAAGAGTCAACGAGAAACGAAATGGTGGTTGCTACGCGGAATCGACCTTCGCCCGACTCCAAGAATAACGGCTTTATTTACGTGATGCGGTCAGCAGCCCACGAAAAAGACATCTTTAAAGTTGGCCTAACTCGTAGAACTAGCGATCTTCGGTCGGCAGAGTTGTCTCGCACTACAGGTTCGCCTGACCATTTTCTTGTTGTTCAAGAATGGGCGGTCGCGGACTGTGTTGCTGTCGAGCGAGCAGTTCATCAACGTTTGGCAGCATACAGGCTCAGTCCAAAGAGAGAGTTCTTTCGGGCGCCGTACAACATTATATTTGCGGCGATCGACGCCACGCTGGTGGAACTCGAAACAGCCGCATAGGCAACCCTACTTGACTTATGGCAAGTTGATATGGACTGTTGCTGCGAATGGAACGTCACTTACTCTTAAAAATCTTCTGACGGATTATGAAATGATTTCAAAATGGGCGAAACGACTGGAAGATTTAAAAACAATAATAATCAATGCGGAAAAAAATTACTTTGATGCGAATATTTTTAGATTAAATATAAACAATGCAATTCTCATGTCGAGAACTGTAACATTTATAATGCAGAAGGAGAAAAAATCCAAAGCCGGGCTGGATCAGTGGTACGTTGATAACGTACAAACGCCTTTAAAGTCAGACAAAATAATGGGCTGGCTTGTTGATTCAAGAAATATCATCGAAAAAGAAGGTGATTTGGACGTCAACAGCTCTTGGAACGCCTATCATTTATATACTTACTGGGACAAGGGTGATGCGCTAGAGTCTAATTCGCGAGAAAATCTGTTCAGTGATATTAATTATTTGGTGAAAGTGATTCGCGAGAAAATTCCAAGCGCCATAATCGCAGAATCGGCGATTGCGATCGAGCGGCGATGGGTGGCGAATAGCCTACCCGACATTGAACTGATCGACGCAGTAAGCTATGGCTATGAAACCTTGCGGAAGCTCGTTATCGCCATGGACGCCTTTGCTGGGTTTGAGACGCCGCCGCAGCTGGTCAGCGAGGAGTCTATTTTTTCGATGTCGCAGAGATATCGAAAATTCATCAAATTTTCCGACGGTGGATCCTATCGTGTTTCAACCCAAGCACGGCCGATAAAAATAGATGCCGAACAGCGAGCGGCTTTTGTAAAAATATCAAATGAAATTGGCACGCCAATGTTTAAGCCGGGGGATGCCGGTCAGCCGCTGGATGAAAGCGTTCGTGCTCTTGCGAAGTATGCGGCGAAACTTTTTATTCGTGACAAATATCACATTTCACTATGTGTCCTTATATCCAAAGGCAAACCCATAAAGCTAATGAGATTCGACCCCGAAGACAGGGCCGATAAATTTATTTTCTGGCACGAGCTGGCGTATTGCGTAAAGCTTTGGGGAATCGATGAAGTGAGATATATCTCGGAAGCTTGGCAGCGAGAAATGAAAGGGAGTCACATTCCTATATCTGATTGGCCGATAGTAGGGGAGACATTGATTGTTTCCGGCGCAAGGCAGTCTGGTGAATGTTTCGAGGTTTCACACAAGATATTGCGATCCGATGATGACGCTACCTTGGACGAGCAAATCCGTGAGCATTCAGAATTGCCGAATTTCTACGTGCCGTTAATGAAGGTTTGGGGGCGTCCGGATGAATGGATTGCCGACCGGTTGGCCGCAACCGCTGTCGCGGAGGAATAGCGGCGCCGGACACGGCCGAGCCGGCGACTAGCGCCATTCGCCGACGATCAAGGGGACCATGTGAAGCACCGGACGCTCAATCAATCTAAAGGCCTAACGCGAGCGATGCACGGTGAGAAGCTTCGAAACCGGTTGAGTAGCTGCAAGGGCCAGCCGGCTGCGCGCATCACTTTGCATCACTTGGCCGGTCCTGATATTGCCCCGAACCCCACGCAAGCTGGCGCCGCAGCTTCCATGGGCCTGCTGCATCAATACCGGCGACTCAAGAGGTGAGCAGGCGGGGAGGGGGACTGCGATCTTGAGGCCGCAAAGGCCGTCCGCAGCCCGCAGGACCGCCTGACGGGCGCATTGGAGCCCCCTTGCCGGGCTGCCACGAGCCCGCTGCCGGTTCGGAAAACGCGCTTGGGGCGACGCTGACGTCCACTTTCTAGAGCCGATGGACGGATGTCAATGCGCTGAGCATACGACGCGACATGGGCAACGACCAGAATTCGGCTTAGACTCAAGCTACGCTGGCATCGACGGTCGAACATACAAACTGGCTCAATTGCCAATAGCTTTCGGGGTTTTTGTGAACGGACGTATTGAAAGAACAACGATTCTTGCGGTGTATTCGGCTTTTGTGGCCGCTTGCTATCTCGCCGGTTACTGGAGTCGATTTGACGTAAATATTTTCCAGTTCGCAGGGCTCACTGGTTTTGCAAGTCTCGCTCTTTACCCTCTTATGACTGCGGTCGGCCTCAACGTCTTCTTCTTCTTGTTCATGCCGACCCGGCGGTCAAACAAGAACGTTTCACCTACAGCGAGCAAAGGTTGGTTTCCTCAACCTCTTGCCAAGGGGATTTTCGTTCTCTGGTGGACGCTTGGTCCAGCGGCGGCGCTGGCTGCGTACATCCTAATGACGAGCCCCTATAAATGGCTCGTAGTTCTGTTAGGGATTGTTCCATTTATTCACCAGGTGGCGGAACAGCCGATTGCCGAAGGCATTGCTCTGGACGCGCAGCGAAGAAAAGATATCTTGTATTGGGCCATCGCCTTTCCGCTTCTGGCGGCTCTGGCCGGAGGAACGAATGCTCAAACGATCCTCGATGGGAAAGAGACACGCATAATCGTCCCAACGGGAGCGGCAAAAAACCTACAGACCGATGAAAACCACCCGATCGCATTCCTTGGCTTCGCTGGAGGGACCTACTTTCTCTACGAAAGTAAAACTGGGAATGTCGTCATGATGAATCAAGCTGTTGCTGAACCGCTAACAATTCAGCCACGTTTGCCGAAGAGTCTTCCCGTCAAGCTTCCCACGTGGCTCAACGCCCTCCTGCCTCGTTGAGCGTTTTTTGGCACGGGTTCTTGAGATTACTGCTCGCTAGCCATTCGCCTCTAGGTCTATTGCTTGAGCTGGACGACCGCGTGACGGCATGGTCGACGGCTGCGTTTTTGCCGGATGCAACACGTCGCGGTCTGCGGAAGATGCTCAAGGTGCAGTGGGCGCCCGCTTGATAGTGTAGGGATTGAAGCGCACGACCTCGTCGCCGATCCACTCATTGAGCTGCGTGAAGCGGCGCTGTAACGGTTCGATTTCGTTCGCGCCGAATACCTCGGCCGCTGTGTCCGCGGCCCCAAACCCGCCCGTATTGCTCGGCACTACGCCGATGAGCTGCGGCGGGATGCGATGCGCCGCCAGCAAATCGTCGCGCGTAACATTCTTGATGTTGAAAAACTCGTCTTTCGCCGTGACCTCTGAAACGGGAATGAGCTGGATACCGTCTTTTTTCCCGGCCGGTGCGTACATGAACAGGTTCCGGAAATTGCCCGGCCCCTTGCTGTTTTTCAACGCGTCGCGCATGTTGTCTACATCGGTTTGACTCTGCGCCGCATCCGTCATGTACAGGATAAAACCGGCATGCGAACCATTCTCGTAATACCGGCGGCGAAACAGTGTGGCTGACTCGTTCAACCATGCCGCGTGCAGCGCGCCTAGATACTCGGGCAGGCCGTACACCTCCTGATTAATGTCAGGTTCCATCAAATGATGCACAGTCCCGCCGGCGAACTCGTGCGATGCCTGCCATCCGTTGACCTGATAGAAGCGTTCCAGATCGGTCGCACGTCGCAAGTACTTGGCTGGGGCACGCCGCAGCGAAAGCGGCCCGCCAAGCCGGCTATTGCGCCGCTCAAGGTATCCATTGCCGAACGTGAGGAAGTCAAGCGCCCACTTGTCGAATTCCTCGCGCGAGAGCAACCTGTGTGGTATGAACGTCGCCGAGAGCACGTTGCGTTTGAAGTAGATCGCGGAGCCGTGATGGACGCCGGCGCGGAACGTCTTGGCCAAGCCCGACCATGACACCGGCGGCTCGAACCACTGGCCGGCCGACCACGTTTCGACGTAATCCAGAATCTCGGCGCGATCCATCACCGGTACAGGATCGCCGAAGGTGAAGGCCTCGGCCCTGGGCCGGGTAGACGGTGCGGCCGTCGCCGGCGCTGCTGCACGCATGTTGTGCTTACGCTTGCTCAATTTGAGAACTCCATAAAGCCGGTATTGTTGGCGGTGACGCCTTCTAATGGTTCATTGCCGAGCGCGTGCAGGCATGCCCATGCAAGGTCCGCATGTCCTGTTTCCTCGTTACGGCTCGCCTCGTAGGTGACCTTCTTCCCGCTCGCCGTCATGGTTTTACGAATCGCCATGAACGATTGCGCGAAGTCCGTCCATCCCGCGTCAAATTCGAGTCGTGCCTTACCGATCACGGACAGGCCTTTAAGAACAAGGCGGCCTTTCACTTCTGGCGAGTAGTTAAGCGCGATCGCGGCCGGATAAAACTGTCTGACGAGCTGATAGACGCCCTGGCCGATCCCTGTCGTATCGATCGCCATATAGGTGACGTTGTATTGCTGCGTGATCTGGCGGATAGCCTCGGCCTGTGCCTCGAAATCCATGCCGCGCCACTGGCACTTATGCAACACCCGAAACTTTCCACCCGGCACGGCCGGCGGTGCGACGACGACAAGGCCGGCCGAGTCGCCGGATAGTGCAGGGTCATAGCCGACCCATACGGGCCGATAGCCGAAAGGGCGGGGCGCAAGCGGCTTGAAATCGTCCGCCCACACATCCCATGAATCAACCATGCAGCGTTGCAAGTCCGCGAGCGGAAATATCGACTTGGTGTCGTCGATAAATTGGCACATCAAGAGATTGGCGTATTCCTCGGGGCTGTATTCAAGGCGCAGCTCGTCGATATCGAAAAGATTGCACCCGCCTGATACTGCATCCTCAACCGTCACAATCTGGCGCCACTGGCGATCCTCACAAAGCCGGCCGCCGGCGAGTGCCTTGTGCGTTACGTCTAAATGCACATGCTTGTCTTTCGAGCGGCCCCGGTTCGCATGCTCGCCGGTCCAAAAGGTATAGGCGCCGTGCGCAATGCTCGATGGTGTCGAAAAATACGTCTTGCGCCATTTCTTATGCATCGCCATGCCCGATGCGACCTTGTTGAGCTGCTGAAATCCTCCGACCCAAAAATATTCGTCGAAGTAGAAATTCCCGTGATAGCTCTGCGCGGTGCGCGAGTTAGTGCCGAGAAAGATCATTTCGGCACCGTTTGGCAAAACGATCGGGTCGCCTTTCAGCTCGACCCCGGCCGCCGCGCCGGCAAACTGCTTTATGTATTGCTTGAATACGTGCGCCTGCGCCCTGCTGGCGGATAGAAAAATCTGATTGCGCCCGGTCGCTAGCGCATCGTCTAACGCCTCGCGTGCGAAATACCATGTCGCGCCGATCTGCCGCGATTTGAGAATGTTTCGCGTGCGCTGCTGGCCCTGCCGATACCAGACCTTTTGATAGTCGAATAGCGAGTCTAGAAACGCCTCACGAAGCCTGTCGGCCTGCTCGTCGCTGAACTCGTTTGCTACTGCCTTGGGTTTGCGTGGCGCCGTGTTGCGCGCCTCGATTGCCGGATTTAGATCGCTCTCTTTCCCCGTTTCGCCGTACTTGCGCACACGAGCTGTGCGCTCGATCTGGCGCATAAGCAGGTCGACCTCTTTGAAGTCGCGGCCGTCTTTCTGATCCTTTGCGATAAGCACCATAAGGCGCGTTTCGAGCGTCGACTCGATGCGCTCGATATGTTCGGCCTTATCCCACGCGTCGCGCTGTTTCCATGCTTCGACTGTCGCACGCTTGATTTTGAGCTGGCGCGCGATCGACGACACGCGCCAACCCTGCCAGTAAAGCGCGCGGGCTATACGGCGTGGATCGGCATTTGATTCAAGTGCAGGGGCGATATCGGCGGTTTCTAGCATGGCCCCAAGTTTCTCGCGCCGCGCGCGCACAAGCACGCCTAAGCATATGTATCCAAAACGACAACAATTCGAGAGTGTTGAGCGTTGGTGCTTCAGAACGCAATATGAGAACTCATGTTGAATTCACTTCCTAAACCGTTGGAGACCTAACGATGCAAATCCGCAAGCTGTCGCTAATGTCGTTCGCCGTCGCGGCGATCGCGTTTGCTTTCACACGGGACGCAAACGCGGCGACGCTCGCCGTTAGTACCGTTCTCAATTCGGCTGACATGCTCAGCAACCTCGCATCGCACGGCGCCGGCCTCGGCGCCCTCGGCCTCGGCGGCATGGCTATCGGCTCTGTCGCATCGCCCGAGACGATCAAGCTCGCCAAATCGAAAATGTTTCGCGTGGCTGTCGAAGGCGCGACCACTGACGGCCGCGTGATCGAACGCTCTTGGCTCGAACAGATTGCCGCGAACTACAGTCCGACCAAGTACGGCGCCCGCGTGAATCTTGAACACTTTCGCGGCATCTATCCCGATAGTTCGTTTCGCGCCTATGGCGACGTTACGGCCGTTGAGCTGCGCGAGCTGGACGGCGAATTCAGCGGCAAGCTGGGCTTGTATGCACAGATTGCCCCGACGCCCGATCTCGTTTCGATGACCAAGGCCAAGCAAAAGATTTACACGTCATGCGAAATCGATCCGTCTTTCGCCGACACGAAACAGGCGTATCTGATCGGCCTCGCCGTGACCGATAGCCCCGCAAGCCTCGGCACCGAAATTCTTTCGTTCGCAGCTCAAAACCCGAATGCCTCGCCATTCACCGGCCGCAAGGTATCGCCGACGAACCTTTTTACGGCCGGCGCTGAAACCGTGATCGAGTTTGAAGAAGCGACCGACGACACCCCGACCCTGCCGGCGCTGTTCGCCCGCGTTAAGGAAGTGCTCGGCTTTGCGAAGAAAAAGGCCGCAAGCGACGAGACACGTTTTACGGACGTGGCGCAAGCCGTCGAAGAACTCGCCACGCACGGCGCTACGCAGGCAGGCCGTGTCGACCAACTAGCGCAGCAGTTCGCCGAGCTGGCGAAGGCACGCAAAGCCGATCGCAAAGCGTTCGACGAGCTGCATGTGCAGCTCTCGACAACCGGCAACGGCCAACCGGAGCGCCCGACGACCACGGGCGGAGACGGTGCAATCGTGACCGACTGCTAACCCGCCCCCCGGCCTCTTTCCCGACATATCGGAGCAACACACATGCAGAACAGAACCCGCCTCGCGTATAACGCGTATCTGGAGGCAATCGCGAAACTGAACGGCGTGCCGAGCGCTGCCGTTAAGTTTGCCGTCGATCCGAGCGTGCAACAGAAAATCGAAACGAAGATGCAGGAATCAAGCACGTTCCTGTCGAAAATCAACGTCATGCCCGTGACCGAGCAACAGGGCGAAAAGCTCGGCCTCGGCATCGGCGGCCCGATCGCAAGCACGACCGACACCAAGGTTAAAGACCGCGAGACGACCGACCCGACCGACCTCGATTCGAGCAAGTACTTTGCCTCGCAAACCAACTTCGATTCGCACATTCCGTATGCGAAGCTCGACGCGTGGGCGAAGTTTGCCGATTTCCAGACCCGCTTGCGCGACGCGATCGTGCAGCGCATGGCGCTGGATCGCATCACGATCGGTTTCAACGGCAAGACGCGTGCGGCAACGTCCGATCGCGCCGCAAATCCGCTGCTGCAAGACGTGAATCGCGGCTGGCTCGAAGCCTATCGCCGCGAAGCCGCGCAACGCGTGATGGATCACGGCAAGACGGCCGGCAAGGTGCAAATCGGCGCCGGCGGCGACTATGCGAACCTCGACGCGCTGGTGTATGACGCGGTGAATAACCTCGTCGACCCGTGGCACCGTGAAGATACGGCGCTTGTCGTGATCTGCGGCCGTGGGATGTTGCACGACAAGTATTTCCCGATTCTGAATCAGGACAACAAGCCGACCGAGCAAGCGGCGGCCGACATGATCGTGAGCCAGAAGCGCATCGGCGGTTTGCCGGCCGTGTCTGTGCCTTACTTCCCGGCCAATGCCGTGATGGTGCAACGCCTCGATAACCTGTCGATCTACTGGCAGGAAGGCGCACGCCGTCGCACCATCGTTGACAACGCCAAGCGCGACCGTATCGAAAACTTCGAATCGTCCAACGATGCGTATGTCGTTGAAGACTTCGGCGCCGGCTGTCTGGTCGAAAACATCACTGCGGTGGAATAACGATGAAAAGCCCCGCCCAACGCCATTTCGAACGCGTGTCGGCCGAACAGGCGGCGGCCTCGGCCGCGCCTGGCGAATCTCTCGCCGGCGTGAGCGCTTATGAGCTGATGCTTGCGAAGCTCGCGACTGATCGCCGGCGCCTGAAATCGATCGCATCGATTCAACGCAAGATCGACGTGAAGCGCGACGAGCTGCTACCGGAGTACGCCGACTATGTCGCGGGCGCACTGGCGGGCGGGCGGGGCGCACAGGACGACGTTTTGACTACGGTCATGATCTGGCGCGTCGACGCGGGCGACTACGCCGGCGCCCTCGATATCGCCCGGTATGCGATCGAGCATCGCATGACGCTACCGGATCAGTACGACCGGCCGCTGGCGACGGCGATCGCCGAAGAATTCGCCGAAGCCGCGCTGGCCGGATTCAAGCATGCGACGCCCGCTATGTGCGTTGACGCCGCGCAGCTCGCCGAAGTCGCGCAGCTCACCGGGTCGGCCGACATGCACGACCAGGTACGCGCCAAGCTGCACAAGGCGCTCGGCTATACAGCCGACCACGGCGGCGACACACCGGCCGCCCTCGATCACCTACGCCGTGCGCTCGATCTCGATGCGCGCGCCGGCGTGAAGCAAGACATTGCCCGCCTCGAAAAGAAACAGGCGAGCAATTAAAGAGCCCCCCCGGCTGGGCGGCGCCGGCTGACGATCGCAACACCTGACGGAAACGCGATCTGACGCCGGCCCACCGCCCACTTATTCCGAGCTGAAACCATGACTAGCTTTAATGCGATCGCCGAACCAATCGTCACGCCCGAGCCGGCCCCGCCGGCGGCCGAGCTGATCGTGAGTAACGCGCCGTGGTTTCCCTCAATCGACCTTGCGCACATGCGCCATGCGGTGCGCCTCGATGGCACCGTGACACATGCCCGCTTGCGGGATGCCGTCATTGCCGCGATCGACGAAGTAAATCGCGAGCTGTCGACGTGGCGCGCGCTGCACCAGGCCGCCGGCGTTGAGACGCTGGCCGAGCTGCCGGCCGACGCGATCGGCGCCGAAAGCGTGCAGCTCGCGCGCTATCGCCGCGCCGTCTATTACCTCGCGCGTGCTGACGTGACCGAGAAATACCGTGATTTCGATAGCACGAAATCGGGCGCGGCCGACGCGGCCGAGCTGGTGACGACGATAGACGCCGATCGGCGCAACGCCCGCCAGTCAATCAACGACATGCGCGGCGTACCGCGCACGACGATTGAGCTGATCTGATGCGCCGCGTTTATGCACTCCAGGGCGATACCGTCGACTCACTCTGTTATCGCCATTTCGGCCGAACGCAAGGCGTGGTCGAAGCGACGTTAGAAGCCAATGAAGGCCTCGCCGCATACGGGCCTGTCCTGCCTATGGGGCTTGCCGTCGATCTGCCTGACGCGCCCAAGGATCAACCGACGATAAACCTCGTCAATCTTTTCGACTAACCCGGAGCCGATATGGCCGAACCCAGCACCACCACGCTCGCGGCTGTATCGGCCGGCATTGGCCTCGCAAGCCTGTTTCCCGGCATCGACGGTAACGCCCTGATCGGCGCCTTTACCGGCGCGGCGCTCGTCGTTGTCAGTTCGAAGGATCTGTCGATTGCGACGCGCCTCGCGTATCTGCTTATCTCCCTGATCGCCGGCTATATCGCGGCGCCCGAAGTCGTGCGCGTGTCGCCTATCAACAGTACAGGCGTGGCCGCGTTCTTCGCGGCGGCGCTCGCAATCACCGTGACGCTACAGCTCATTGAGCGCGTGAAGTCGTTCGATCTGCTGTCGCTTTTCAAAGGGGGGAGGGGCTGACCATGCACAACCCACTTGCATTGATCGCGCTCGCCGCGTACATCGTGGCCGCCCTGTGCATCCTCGCGTATCGCCGCGATGGTGCGCGGCACCGGCACCACGTTTCATGGCTCGCCTGGCTGCTGCTCGTCGCGCTCGGCGGCTCTGCTATCGAGCTGGTGATTAACGCGAAATCGGTCGGCCTGTTCGAAGCCGCACGGGCGACCCTGTTTTCTCTTTTCGTATTCAGCGCACGCGGCAACGTCGCGCGCCTGCTGCGACCTTCTGCGGAGTGATACCCATGCTGCTGAGACACGGCGACACCGGCAACGATGTTGCATTGCTGCAAAAGCGCCTCACGCGCGCCGGCTATCGGGTTCCCGAGACGCACATTTTCGACCATGAAACCGAGTCCGCGGTGATGACGCTGCAACGCGATCGCGGCCTGGTGATCGACGGCATTGCCGGCCCGAAAACCCTTATCGCGCTGACCGGTCCGGCGCTGCCGTATCACCTGACCGATGCCGATCTGGTGAAGTCGGCCGACGCGCTCGGCGTGTCTGTCGCTGCGATCCGCGCCGTAAACGAGGTGGAATCTCGCGGGCAAGGGTTTCTTACCGATGGCCGGCCCGTGATCCTGTTCGAACGCCATGTGTTTTACAGAACCCTCAAGGCGAAGGGCGTCGACGCCGACGCGCTCGCCGCGAAATATCCGAACGTTGTGTGCGCCGACGCCGGCGGCTACATGGGCAAGGAAGCCGAGTATGTGCGGCTTGCCACAGCCGCGCGCCTCGATGCCGAAGCCGCGCACGAGTCCGCGAGCTGGGGCGCGTTTCAAATCATGGGATATCACTGGCAAGCGCTGGGCTATTCGAGCATCGACGATTTTGTGTCGTGCATGCGCCGTGGCGAAGCCGACCACCTCGACGCGTTCGTGCGCTTTATCGCGGCCGACACGGGCTTGCTTTCCGCCCTGAAGGGCAGGAAGTGGGCGGCATTCGCCAAGGGCTACAACGGCCCCAATTACGCGCGCAATCTGTATGACGTGAAGCTGGCGAAGGCTTACGAGAAGTACGCCGAGCGCGAGAAGGCGGCGGCATGAATGCGATCGCCGTGCGCGTGATCGTGATCGGCGCCGTAGTGGGGGCCGGCATTGGCGCCGGCCTGTATGTGAAAGCGCTTCGCGCAGACCTCGACGCGGCGCAGCTCGAAGAGCACGACGCGCGCGAGACTGTCGGCCGGCGAGACGCGCAGATAGCCGACCTACAGAAACAGCAACGCGACCACGCGACCCAGCTCGCGCAGCTCGAAAAGACCCGCCAGGGCATCGCGGCCGATCTGGCGGCCCGAAAGACCGAACTGGAAAAACTGAAACGTGAAAACGAGAACGTGCGCGCCTGGGCTGATGGCGCTTTGCCTGACGATGTTGTGCGGCTGTATGCAAGCCCCGCGCTCACCGGAGCCGACGACGCAACAATGCGCGCCGGTAACGGCATGCACGCTGCCGGCGTTGGCGCCGCGCGTTAATGGTGATCTGCTCGACGCGCTCGACGTGGTGCGCGCTGCGTGGCGCGACTGCTCGGCCCGCGTCGACATGATCCGCGTATGCCAGGCGAAAGGCCTGCCCGTTCTCACGAAGAAAGACAATGAATAAAGCGACGACCTTTCGCCGCGCGATCGCCGGCGCCGTGCCCGAGCTGAACGCAGACCCCGACAAGCTGCTTGTCTTTGTCGACGCCGGCCATGTGATCGCCACGGCCGCGCCCTCGCTGTCGTTCGAATATCAGTACACCCTCAACGCGATCATTACGGATTTCGCCGGCGACGCTGACGCGGTTTTCGTCGCGTTGATCGAATGGATACAGCGCAATCAATCCGATCTGCTGGCCAACCCCGACACGCGCGAGACTGGCATTTCGTTCGAAGTCGATCACCTCACGCAAACAACGTGTGACCTTTCGATACAGCTCAAGCTCACCGAGACGGTGATTGTCGCGACCGCTGCGGACGGCACGCGCAAGATTACGCACGTCGACGAGCATGTGCCCGAGTGGACAACCCCCGGCCTCGTTGATCCCTCATGGACGAACTGAGCGCAATCGAGACATGGGCGGCCGGCCTGCTGGCGAAGCTCGAAGCGCCCGCGCGGCGCGAAGCGATGCGCGATATCGCGCGCGAGCTGCGGCGCAGTCAACAGGCGCGCATTGCGCAGCAACGCAACCCCGACGAATCGGCCTATACGCCGCGCAAGCCGCGTCCGAAAAAGCATCTGCGCGACAAGGCCGGCCGCATCAAGCGTAAGGCCATGTTTGCGAAATTGCGCCAGTCCCGTTATCTGCGAATGGAGTCGGACGCCAAGGGGCTTGCGATCGGATTCATGGGGCGCATTGCCCGCGTTGCACGGATTCACCAACTCGGCGAGCGCGATCGCGTGGCGCCCCACGGCGCTGAATACAAATACCCGGCGCGCGTGCTGCTCGGCTTTACCGATGCCGAGCGCGAAATGATTCGCGACGAGCTGCTAAAGCACCTCACAAAATAGCCTTTCACCGTCACGAATATCCCCTTTTTCAAGGGGTTTTATGTGCTGGAACCCGCAACATCTGGCGCCGCTCGCATCCCGCGCGAGCCGTCGGCAACATGCCGATATGGACGCCAACGAATCCCAACGCCAATTTCTCAACGGATGCCGAAAGGGCGCCGTTCTCGCCGTCGAAGGCGCGCTATGTCGCGTGCAAAGCGGCGACCTTGAAACCGACTGGATTCAATGGTTCGCGCTGTTCGCCGGCGATGCGTGCGACTGGCTCGCGCCGACGATCGGTGAAGGCGTGATGCTGCTGTGCCCGAACGGCGACCCGGCGCAAGCCGTCGCGCTGCGCGGCACCTATTCCGAAGATTTCCCCCCGCCAAGCACCGACCCTAACAAGCACGTTCGCAAGTATCGCGACGGCGCGCGCATCGAATACGACTTTGCAGCTCATTCTCTCAAAGCCGAATTACCCGGCGATGCAACCGTGCTGATTGTGGCGCCGGGCGCCGTCAACGTGCAGACCAAAACCGCAACCGTACAGGCTGACGACGTGATGCTGGATGCGAAGCAAACGACCGTCACGGGAAACATGCTGGTTAAAGGCGCGTTCGTTTTTGAAGGCGGCATGAGCGGCAAGGCCGGCACCGGCGGCGGCCCTGCTGCGGTGATTTCCGGCGTCGTCGCCGTGAGCGATGACGTTATCGCCGGCGGCAAGAGCGGCGCGCATCACACGCACATGGAACAGGGTGACGGCAAAGCCGTGAGCGAACCGCTATGAGAGGCATGAACGCTACCACCGGCCGCGCGACGCAAGGCCTCGCGCATCTGTATCAATCGATCGACAAGATTCTGACGACGCCTGTCGGCTCGCGCATTGCCCGCCGCGATTTCGGCTCGGAGCTGTTCGAGCTGGTCGACGCGCCGAACAACTCTACATCCCGTGTTCGCCTTTATGCCGCTGCTGCTACGGCGCTCATGCGCTGGGAACCCCGGTTAAAGCTCACGCGCGTACAGCTCTCAACGGAGGCGGTTGACGCTTTCGCCGGCGTGCAGGTACTCGACATTGAAGGCACCACTACCGAGACGGGCGAGCCTGTTTCAACGCGCGTGCGGCTCACGAATGGCGGCGGTGCAGCATGAGCGTTACACCGATCGATCTGTCTCAATTGCCCTCGCCGAGCATCGTCGAAGTGATCGACTATGAAACGCTGCTGGCCGAGCGCAAGCGCCAGCTCGTTTCCCGGTATCCGGCCGACAAGCAAGCGGAAGTCGCGGCGGCGCTCGAACTCGAGTCCGAGCCGACGAACATCCAGTTGCAGGAAAACGCCTATCGCGAAGTCGTGTTGCGCCAACGCGTGAACGATGCCGCGCGCGCCGTGATGCTGGCCTATTCGTCTAAGGACGACCTCGTGCAGCTCGCCGCGCTGTTCGGCGTAAAGAAACTGATGATTGTTCCGCCCGATCCCGACAATGGCATTGAGGCGGTGTATGAAAGCGATCCCGAGTTGCGCGCCCGCGTGCAGCTCGCGCCGCAAAGCTTTTCCGTCGCCGGCCCCGAAGGCGCCTATGTGTCGCATGCGCGCAATGCAGATGGCCGCGTGCTGGATGCTTCGGCGACGAGTCCCGCGCCGTGCGAAGTCGTTGTTACGGTCCTCTCGCGCGATGGTGACGGCACCGCGGATAAGCCCCTGCTCGACACCGTAGCGGCGGCACTCCAGGCCGATGACGTGCGCCCGCTTACTGACAAGGTGACTGTACGCGGCGCCGAAATCAACCGGTATGCGATCGCCGCGACACTCGTTTTCTTCGCCGGTCCTGATCGGTCCGTGGCACTCGCGGAGGCGAACAGGCGGACGGCCGCCTATGCGAAGGACATGCACAAGCTCGGCATGGAAATCACGATCGATGGCATACACGCGGCGGCCCGTGTGGCCGGCGTGCAAAAGGTGATCCTCGCGAGTCCTCCCGCCGGCATCCCATGCACCAAGCTACAGGCGCCGTATTGCACGGGTATCGAGCTGCTTGACGGAGGCGTTTACACCAATGAGTGAACTGCTACCGCCTAACTCGACGCTCACCGAGCGCAACCTTGCGACCGTGTGCGCAGCTATCAGCGATATCCCGTCGCCGATTACACGCCTGATGAATCCCGACACGATCCCGGCCGAGCTGCTGCCGTGGCTCGCGTGGCACATGGGTATCGACGCCTGGAAAGATTACTGGCCGGAACAGACCAAACGCGCCCGCGTGAAAGCGGCTATTTCGATCGCCCGAAAGAAGGGCACGGCGGCGGCCGTGCGCGAAGTCGTTGCGACGTTCGGCGGAAATATCGCGTTGCGCGAATGGTTCCAGATGGACCCGCCCGGCATTCCCGGCACGTTCGACATTGTGATGACTGTAAGCGCTCGCGATGGCGTGCCCCCAACGGCCGCTTACGTCGCCGACATCATCGCCGAAATCGATCGCACGAAGCCGGTACGCGCGCACTACACATTCACGCAGGGCTTTCAGATGCAGGGGAAAACGGCCGTCGCGGCTGCTGTTCGTCCGGCTCTCTATTGCCGTCTTTCACTCTCGGATAAATGAACATGGCCGGAGCGCTGATACACATTACTGATGCAGGCCGCGCCGCGCTCGTCGCGCCTGGCAACATGGGCACGACCGCGCGAAAAGTCGTCGAAATCGGACTGAGCAATGCGCCCTTTGATGACACGAACAAAGGGCTTGTAAGGCTACCCAACGAAATCAAGCGCATTACCTCGTTCGGGGGCGACAACATCGCGCCCGATCTGATTCACGTCACGTTGAAAGACGACACGGCCGACAAATACACGTTGTACGGTTTCGGCCTTTACTTCGATAACGGCGTGCTATTCGGCGTTTATAGCCAGGACACGCCGATCATGGAGAAGTCGCCGGCGGCGCTCATGCTGCTTTCGGCCGACATGCTCTTTACGACGATCGACGCCGCGCAGCTCGTATTCGGCGACGCGACGTTTCTCAATCCGCCGGCGACGACTGAGCGACAAGGTGTGATCGAGCTGGCGACGCAAGCCGAAGTCGACGCCGGCGCCGACAACTCGCGCGCACTCACGCCAAGGACGGCGGCGGCCCGCTATGCGGCACTCACAGGCGCTCAGTTCACCGGCCCTGTTATCGCCGCTTCCAATGCTGGCGACACTGAGGCGCAACTCTATGTGAAGGCCGCAAGTGGTGCGAACGGCCGCGAGTCGAAGGTGCGTTTTTATGGGACGTTTGGCAACAATGCCGACACCAATACGCGCCTTGTTGCGTCGATCCGCGCCGGTTTCGACGGCGGCATATGGGGTAAGGAATATCTCGATTTCTGTCTGAACAACGGCACCGCTAACGACGCACAGAAAGACTCGCTTCAAAACCGGGTCTTGCGCCTTACCGCGAGCGGCCGTGCGCTGTTCAACACGACGATCGATGACGGGACCAATATCGCGCAATTCGGCGGCAACGTAAGCACGCGCGGTACACATATGTTCGGCTATGGCCCGACAGTCGGCTGGGCCACGGTTGATTCCTCGACGACCTATTTTCAATCGAACGGTCATGTATCGGTCGGCTCCACTGCTGTTGCAGGTTTTCTCGACCTCGTAGCGGGCAACGCTCCCCGTGTTCGTGTTCACCCGGGCGGAGCCGTGCTTATCGGTGGAACCGAAGATGACGGTTCGGGCAGCTTGCTGCAAGTAGCGGGCAACTCAATGACTCACGGCGCGGGATATTTCGGCACGCGCGTCCGCTATGCGTCTGTCTGGACGGATGGAGACTTTTCCTTTTTCAAGGGAAGCAAGCATGTAACTGTCGGAAGTGAGTCGTCCGAAGGCGTGCTTATCCTGAATGCAGGAAACGGCGAACGCGTGCGCGTTACGGCCTCAGGGCGGGTTCTGTTCGGCACGTCCAACGATGACGGCGTGAATCTGGTTCAAGCGAACGGAACGGTAAGTGCGAAGGGGCTGGAAGTCACCGGACCGGCTACAACGCAACGTGAAGTTCGGTTCAAGACGAACGGCGTTTTGCGTTGGAATATGTTCACCGATTCCACGGCCGAGGATTTTTTCATCCAGGCATTTTCCGACGATGGATCCTATCGCTGGAACCCGTTCATTATCCGACGCGACACGGGCCGGGTTTTTGTGGGCCAAGGCCTGGACAGTAACGGGACGATCACCGTCGCTCGCTCGTCTGGTGAAGGTCAGGTCCTGCTCGGCAAGAACGACGGCTATTTCTTCGCCAACACGGGCGAGGCGGGATGGTTCTCGAAAACCCTCGGCTATTTTAAATACAACTTCGCCGGGCGAAATCTCTATATCAACGATTACGCAGTGTGGCACGGCGGCAACTTATCGCCGCTTGATGTAAATCTAGGCGGCACGCTCTACAACGATGTGATGTTTGCGGCCGGTAAGCGGCTATGGCTGAGTGAAGGTAGCGCGCTCTATCCGTCGCTGACGTTCTCTAACGATGGTGCGCCCGATACCGGCCTGTATCACATCGCCGATGGTGAATTCGGCGTGTCGTGCAACGGCGCATCGACCGTTCACTTTACGCCTACCACCACGTACTTTGATAAGCCTGCTGCGGGACAGCACCCGCCCGCCGGCGACGCTTCAAATCAGTTCCCGACGACTGCATGGGTCGTGTCGGTGATCGCCTCGGCCGCGATCGGTCAAATCGTCATGGAGCCGCGCACGTCCGTGCGTGCCGGTTATCTGAAGGCGAACGGCGCTCTACTGAACCGCGCCGACTATCCGGCCTTGTGGGCGTATGCGCAGGCGAGCGGGGCGCTCGTAACAGATGCCCTATGGATCGGCGGCCGCTGGGGCTGCTTTTCGAGTGGCGACGGCGCCACCACGTTCCGCGTTCCCGAGCTGCGCGGCGAGCATTTGCGCTGCTGGGATGACGGGCGCGGCGTCGACGGCTCGCGCGAAATTGGTTCATTGCAAGACAGCCAGAACCGATCGCACTCGCACGGCGCGCAGGTCACTGCGGCCGGCGATCACTCCCACGCCGCATGGACAGACACGCAGGGCTGGCACGGCCACGCCGTCGCCGATTACGGTCACGACCACGTCACCACCGTCCCGGCTCGCGGCGCAAATGCCGGTAGCCAGGCGGGCTATTTCGGTCCGTCAGGCGCGGGGATCACAGCTAACTTTGATTGGCGTAGCGCGGTAAGCCAGTCAAACATCGGCATTAACGGCGACGGCAACCACACGCACGGCGTCGGCATGAATGCCGCCGGCGTCCACAGCCACCCCACCACGATTTACGCGGACGGCGGCGCAGAAACGCGCGTTCGCACGGTCGCGCTGCTCGCAATGATCCGCGCTTACTGATCTGGAGAGAACAACCATGCTGATTCACCAATTCGACAACGTGACTGGCGCTTATCTGAATAGCTGCCTAGCTGACGCTGACCCGCGCAACGATGGACGCTGGCTGATCCCGGCCTTTAGCACGCCCGACACTCTGCCCGAGCGCACGCCGCTTTCGTGGCCGTTCTATCGCAAAGGCGAATGGCTGCTGCTGCCTGACTATCGCGGCCGCCCGTTCTATCGCCAGGACACCGGCGAGGCGACCGAGATCCTCACCGCCGGTCTGACGCCGGCCGAGCTGAACCTGACCGACAAGCCCCGGCCGTCCGAACGGCATACGTGGATTGATGGCGCGTGGGCTGTGTCGGCCGAACTGCTCGCGCAGGAAAAGCGCGTCGCGATGATGGCCGAATTCGAGCTGCGCATGTCGAAGGCTCGCGCGCAGAACGCCGGCAAGGCCGATGCGCTCGCGGCCGGCCTGCTGAATGACGAAGAAGTCTATTACTTCAAAGCCTGGTCGGCCTATCAGATGGCGCTCGTTCGTGCGATCGAAAGCGACACATTCCCCGAGTCGGTTGACTGGCCCGCTACGCCGGCCGCCTACGTGCCCCCGCCCAAGCCGACGGCGGAACCCGAAGCGCCCGAAACCGACGCGCCAGCCGACGACGCGCCGACCCAAGAGCAAGACCCGGCCTGACGCCGGAACACCCCCCGGGACGACCCCGTTTTTCTTTCCAAGGAGCTGTAAAACATGGCGCAGGATTTTCACCACGGTGTACGCGTAATCGAAATCAATGAAGGTACGCGCCCCATTCGCACCATCTCGACGGCGATCGTCGGTTTCGTCGCCACGTCCGAAGATGCGGACCCGATCACATTTCCGCTCAATACGCCCGTGCTTATCACGAACGTTGTTAGCGCACAGTCGAAGGCCGGCACAAAGGGCACCTTGCTTAAGGTCCTGAAGTCGATCGCCGCGCAAACGAAGCCGGTCACGATCGTGGTCCGTGTCGCTGAAGGCAAGGACGACGCCGAGATGACAAGTAATGTCGTCGGTGGCGTGAATGCGAGCGGCAAATACACCGGCCTGAATGCGCTGCTGGCCTCGCAATCCATGTTCGGTTTCAAGCCGCGCATTCTCGGCGTGCCGTATCTCGACACGGAACCCGTCGCGACGGCGCTCGCGGCGATCGCTCAGAAGCTGCGCGGCTTTGCGTATGTCTCGGCGAATGGCTGCGAAACGATCGAAGAAGCGATGGCATATCGCAAGCAATTCGCCCAGCGCGAAGTGATGGTGATCTGGCCGGACTATCTCGCATGGGACACCGAATCGAGCGAAACGCGCACCGAATCCGCGGTGGCTAACGCGCTCGGCTTGCGCGCGAAGATCGACGAGGAAACCGGCTGGCATAAGACGCTTTCGAACGTGCCTGTAAATGGTGTGACCGGCATTAGCAAGGATGTTTTCTGGGACTTGCAAGACCCGGCAACCGACGCCGGCTTGCTCAACGAAGCGGACGTGACGACGCTCGTCAATTCCAATGGCTATCGCTTCTGGGGTTCGCACACCTGTTCCACGGACAAGCTTTTCGCGTTCGAAAACTACACACGCACCGCACAGGTACTCGCCGACACGATGGCCGAGGCGCACATGGAGTACGTCGACAAGGACATGCACCCGTCGCTCGTGCGCGACCTGATCGAAAGCATCAACGCGAAATTCCGCCAGATGATTTCGGACAAGCTGATTCTCGGCGGCTCGGCGTGGTTCGACCCGGAGCCGAACACAATCGACTCACTCAAGAGCGGCAAGCTGTATATCGATTACGACTACACGCCTGTTCCCCCGATTGAAAACCTGCTGCTACGCCAACGCATCACCGATCGTTATCTCGCCGACTTCGCTGCACGCGTCGCGGCCTAATCAGGAGCAATAGAACATGGCATTGCCAAAGACCCTTAAGGCGTTCAACATTTTCAACGCCGGCGACAATCACATCGGCCTCGTCGAAGAACTCACGCTGCCGAAGCTCACCCGTAAAACGGAAGCATGGCGCGGCGGCGGCATGGGCGGCTCGATCCTGCTCGATCTTGGCCAGGAAGGCATCACGATCGAGGCGACCTATGGCGGCATCATGCGGCCGATCCTCGAACAATACGGCGCTATCCGTCACGACGGTGTACAGGTGCGATACGCCGGCGCCTACCGTTCCGAAGATGCAGACCGCCCCGACCAGGTTGAAATCGTCGTGCGCGGCCGTCACACCGAAATCGATATGGGTTCGGCCAAGGCCGGCGAGAAAGGCTCGTTCAAGGTGTCGACCGCGTGCAGCTATTACAAGCTGTCGATCAACGGTCAAACCGTGATCGAAATCGACTTTATCAACATGATCGAAAACGTAAACGGCAAAGACCTGATGGCCGACCTACGGAGCGCGATCGGCCTGTAATTCCCGAAGGCCTGCCCCACGATCGGGCAGGCCTCACAAATCACATTTCATCATTCGCACGGATAAACCATGAACACGAAAGACACCGCTTCGCACGCACACAACGTCACCGGCGCCGGCAGTCACACCCACGGCATCACCGACCCCGGCCACAACCACGGCACCGAAGCCAACGCGCCGGCCGATGACCCGAACACGGTTACGCTCGACACGCCGATCGTGCGCGGCGCACAGACCATTACAAAAATCACGCTGCGCAAGCCGAAGGCCGGCGAGCTGCGCGGCACGTCGCTCAATTCGCTCGTGAATCTCGACATTGATTCGCTCGGCAAGGTATTGCCCCGCATCTCGTCGCCGATGCTGACCGAATTCGACGTGCGCGAGATGGACCCGGCCGACCTCGTGCAATTGGGGGTGGCGTTCGCTGATTTTTTGCTGCCGAATCGGGCACGCTAGAACACGGCATACCCGACGAAGTAGAAGAAGCAATGGCCGATATCGCGTGCGTCTTTCACTGGACGCCGCGCGACATGGACGGCCTATCACTCGCCGATCTGGCGAACTGGCGCGAGCGGGCGCGCGTGCGCTCGCCGTATGGAAGCGAATGAAATATGGCAAACGGTAACGACCTCAAATTGCGTGTGCTGTTCGACATGGTCGACGGCGCAACGGCACCGCTACGGAAAATCGTTGGCGGTAACAAAGACCTTGCGAAATCGCTGCGCGACTCGCGCGCCGAGCTGGGCAAGCTGCAAAAGGAACAAAGGGACGTTACCGGCTATCGCGACCTGACGACCGGCCTCGACGCGACCGGCGCGAAGCTACAGGAATCACGCGAGCGCGTGCGCAAACTGTCGGACGCACTGAAGCAATACGGGCCGCCCTCGAAACAGATGGTTGACGCCCTGCAGAACGCGAAGCGCGAAACCGCGCAGCTCAACGCGTTGCAGAAAAAACAGACAAGTAGCGTTGTCGAGCTGGGCGCGAAACTCAAAGGCGCCGGCATCGATACGGGCACCCTCGCGCAGCACGAGACGACCTTGCGCGCACGCATCGCGGCAACAACCGCGACGATGACGGCGCAGCAAAACAGTGTCATTGCGCTAACCGAGCGCACGAAGCGCCTCGCGGAAGCCCGCGAGAAAATGGGCAAGACAAAGGAATTCGCCGGCTCGATGGCCGGCACCGGCGCAAAGGCCATGATCGGCGGTGCGGCCGTAGGCGCCGCAACACTCGTGCCGATCGCGGCCTATGCAAAGGCCGAAGATTCGGCGACCCAGCTCGCCGGCGCCCTCATGCGCGCCGGTAGTGTCGTTCCTCCTGAATTCGAAAAAATCAACGCGCTTGCGATGAAGCTCGGCGACCGGCTACCCGGTACGACTTCGGATTTTCAGGACATGATGACCATGCTTACCCGCCAGGGCATGAGCGTGCAAACGATCCTCGGCGGCATGGGCGAAGCGACGGCATACCTCGCGGTACAGCTGAAAAAAACGCCGACCGAAGCGGCCGAATTTGCCTCAAAGCTGCAAGACGCCACGCGCACCACAGAAAAGGATATGTTGTCGCTCGCCGACGTGATCCAGAAAGCGTTTTATCTCGGCGTCGACGATAACAACATGTTGCAAGGCTTCGCGAAGCTCGGCCCCGCGATGGACACCATCAAGCAAAAGGGCCTGGAAGGTGCGAAGGCGCTCGCGCCGCTGCTGGTGATGGCCGACCAATCGGGCATGGAAGGGAGCGCGGCCGGCAACGCGTACCGGAAAGTGTTTCAGCTCGGCATGGATAAGACGAAAGTCGCCAAGGCAAACAAGCAACTTGCGCCGGCGCAACAGCTCGACTTTACGGACGGCAAAGGCGAATTCGGCGGGCTTGACAAAATGTTCAAGCAATTCGACAAGCTCAAAGCCCTGTCGACGCAGAAGCGTCTAAGCGTCATGAAGCTGATTTTCGGCGATGACGCCGAAACGTTACAGGTTATCTCCCTGATGATCGAAAAGGGAAAGGCCGGTTACGACGAAGTACAGGGCAAGATGTCCGCGCAGGCCTCGCTACAGGAGCGCGTTAATAAACAGCTCGGCACGCTGTCGAATCTTTGGGAAGCGGCCGGCGGCACTTTCACGAATGGCCTCGTTGCGTTCGGCGAAGCGATCTCGCCGGAAATCAAGGGCGTAGTTAATTGGCTCTCTGACATGGCGCAACGCATGGGCGATTTCGCGCGCGAGAATCCGGTTATCGCAAACGGGCTGATGAAAACAGCGGCGGCGCTTGCTGTTCTGCTCACGGCCGGCGGCGCCCTGATGGTGATGCTTGCCGGCATTCTCGGCCCGCTCGCCGTGGTGCGTTTCAGCATGGTAGCGCTCGGCCTGCAAGGCGGCATTCTCGCCCGCGTGCTGGGCCTGCCGATGGCCGCGTTGCGCATGCTTGGAAGCGTCGCGATGTTTGTCGGCCGCACGCTCATGATGAACCCGATCGGCCTCGCAATTGCCGCGATCGCCGTGTCTGCCTATCTGATCTATCAATACTGGGAGCCGATCAAGGCGTTTTTTTTCGGCCTGTGGAATCAGGTTAGCCAGGCATTCGCCGGCGGCCTCGGCGGCATTGCCGCGCTGATTGCGAACTGGTCCCCTCTCGGCCTGTTCTACCAGGCGTTCGCCGGCGTGATGCAGTATTTCGGCGTTGATATGCCGGGCAAGTTTTCCGAATTCGGCGGCAACCTGATTGCCGGCCTCGTGCGTGGCATCACGGGCGGCCTCGGCGCCGTGCAAGAGGCAATTACCAATGTCGCCGGCTCGACGGTGACATGGTTCAAGGAAAAGCTCGGCATCCATAGCCCCTCGCGCGTCTTTGGCGAGCTGGGCGGCTTTATCACTCAAGGCGCGGCCCTCGGCATGGAAGGCGAGCAAGGGCGCATTTCGAAGGCGGCGGCCGGCCTTGCAGCTCTCGCCGTTACATCATTCGGCGCACCCGGCGTTCAGGCGGCCGTGGCGCCGCTCGTCATGCCTGCCGTGACCGTTGACACCCGCCAAGCCGTTACAGCCCCGCCACGGGCCGCAAAACCGGCCGCCGACGCATCGGCCGGCGTGGGCGCGGCGGCGACCGGCGCCGCGGTGGCCGCCGGCGCGCAATACATTTTCCATATCACCGGCGCCGACCCGAAGGCGATCGGCGACGAGGTGCGGCGGGTGATCGAGCAAATCGAGCGTAAGAAGCAATCGCGCATCGGCTCGCGCCTGACCGATTAACAAGGAGAATCACCCGTGCTTATGTCTCTCGATCAATTCGTGTTCGGCCTCAACACGGCATCCTTTCACGAGCTGCAACGGCGCACGAGCTGGAAGCACCCGGCGACCTCGCGCGTGGGCGCTCGTAATGCCCGCCAGTACACCGGCGAAGGTGACGACACAATCACCCTTACCGGCCTGATTACGCCGAATCAGTTCGGCACGATGCAATCGCTTGTCACGCTGCGCTCGATGGCGAGCGATGGCGATGCGTATGTGCTGGTGGATGGCGCCGGCCGGGTATATGGCGCATTCATCATTGAGGGAATCACCGAAGGCCAAACCCTGCACATGCAGGACGGCACGCCGCGCCGCATTGAATTCACGATCGAGCTGGCGCGCACTGACGATAGCGATCTGAAATCCCGCACAAAGACCGTGAGCGAAGAACTCGAATGAAACAGCCGAAGCCGGAATATCACATCACGCTCAATGGCCGTGACCTTACGAGCAAGATTTCGCCCGACCTCATTCGCCTGTCGCTGACGGAATCGCGCGGCGACGAAGCCGACACCCTCGATATCGTTGTGGACGACTCCAAAGGCCGGCTACTGATCCCCGCACGCGGCGACATGCTGCGCGTGGCGTTCGGATGGTCCGATACTGGCGTTGTGGACAAGGGCACATTCACAATCGACGAAGTCGAGCATAGCGGCGCCCCCGATATTCTCACTGTACGGGCGCGCTCGGCCTCGATGACAAAGGACATGGGCGAACGAAGGGAAACGAGCTGGCACGGCATGTCAATCGGCTCGATCGTGCGCAAGATCGCCGACCGCCACAAACTCAAGCCGGCGATCGGCGACGCGCTCGCGAAAATCGTCATCGCCCATATCGATCAAACGCACGAGTCCGATATATCGTTTCTCACGCGCCTGTCGAAGCGTTACGACGCGGTAATGAACGTCAAGGATTCGAATCTGCTTTTTATGCCGATCGGCCACGGCACGAGCGCAAGCGGGAAAAAGCTGGATTCGATCGAACTGACGCGCGCGAGCGGCGACCAACACCGCTATCACATATCCGAACGTGAAAACTATGCCGGCGTGCGCGCGCATTACCACGGCACGGGCCGCAAAAAGCGTGAATCTGTCGTCGTGGGTGGCGAGAACAATCACAACATGAAAGTGCTGCCCGAGACATACGCGACGCGGGCCGACGCTCTCGCCGCTGCTACAGCCGAATTCAACCGCACGAAGCGAAGCCAGGCGACGATGAATTACACACTTGCGCTCGGCCGACCCGACCTGTACCCGGAAATTCCCGTTTATCTGAACGGGTTCAAACCCGATATCGATGCGCAGTCATGGCTCGCGAAGAAAGTCACGAGCGAAATCGGGGAGGGCGGCTACACGACCCAGCTCGAACTCGAAGTGCGTGACGATCCGACAAGCGATAGGCATCGCTCGCACTTTCGTAAGGGCGCCCGGTAGCAGCGCGCGAACAAGAAGCCCGCTGATGCGGCCTTTCGAGTTCATAACACTACTACCGTGTTATGGAACACGGCATGCGAATCATGCCGCGAGACGATGTTCGTAGTACGGCCGCTCGCGGTCATCGAGAATTGCATATTGGGCCGCGAGATCGGACGGATTCGGATTCAGCCACGCGTCTACGTTGTCCGGCTTGATTGGGACAATGCAGCGATCATGACCGGCCGCGGCGATTTCCGGCGGAGGTTCGTCGGTAATGGCAGCAAATGAAAGTAGGTCCGGCTCGCCGGATATTGCCGTGCGCGACCACAAGCACGCGGCCAGCATCTGTTGTTGTGGCGATGGGTCGAATTGAAGCACTACGTCCGTTCCGGAACGATCGACGTGCTCATAGAACCGATTGACGATCATGATGCCGTGGTTGTAACCGAAGAGCTTCCCCCACACGCGATTGAGGTTGTTGCGCCTTGCGTTGTAGGTTCCATCTTTGTCCTTCTCCATAGCTTCGGTCCAACCCGGCAGTCGGCATCGATAGCGCATCGGCACTACCAATCGTCGCCCATCCTGAACGATCATCACCGGGGCATACCAACCGGGAAATATGCGTGAATCACCGTCTTTTATGATGGTGCGCTTCAAGTCGTCTAATCGCCTCAGCGCAGAGTCAATTTTGTCTGTGGCTATCCGCTTGTTTTCAGTGGCAGCTTTTGTAGTTTTCGTTTCGAGGATTTGCTCTGCCTTAGCAAGCCGGGCGCGTTGCTCGAAAATTTCCTGCTCGAGCTTCGTCGACCTTACGGCGCGCCGTTCAGCGATCAATGACTGGATGCGTCGCTCGTCGGCTGTTTGGGCGCTGAAGAACGCCGCTTCCATTGCGAGCGGGGCCTTTGGCTCTCGACCACCATGCTCCCAATACAGCTCGGCGAACTCTCGCAGGCTCATCGCGGCGCCGAACATGGACGTGTATTTACGGTAATCCGCCTCAATTTGAGCTGAATAGCACACAGTTTTCTCCCAAGATTCAATCACGCCACTAGGTGAATGCTACGGCGATCCGCCGGCCTACAGACTCGTTTTCTCTAGTCTCACGAATGGCACGGCAGACAGACCGTCTGCAATGGAACGACGCAGCGACCGACTTCGCTTGCGTCGCCTTTGAGGAGGCTTATACTACTGTATATCCATACAGTAAATTTGCACCTGAACATGCCCCGTTTTCCCGAATCCAGACCGCCGACGGTCTCCCAGCTACGTGACCTCTGGCGTCAGTATCGCGGCAATGGCGTCGTCCAACGTGTGATTCTGGAAATCCAGCACCTTCGGGGGTTTGTATGCAAGGTCGAGGCGTTGCGACGAATTATCCAGCGCTGCTGGTACGAGGAGGCGGGCAGTAAGCTGGTCGCGCTTGAAAGTTTACGCGCCGAGTTGCAGGCAGAAATGTTCCGCGCCGGCGTCGTTACCGACGCATCGCCGCCAAGGCCGCTACCGCCATTTATGCCGCCATCCAGATATGACGTTCGCGCGCTTGCCCAATTCCGCACAGATGACGAATCCATCCAGACTCTCGTAGACGAGATCGAGCACGCGCGTGCCTTTGTTGTTCGTGTAGAAGAACTCCACACAGTCATCCAGCGCTGCTGGCGTTCAGAAACGGATACCGACCTTGTTGCACTGCTAACCCTGCGCGAGCTGGTCGAAACCGAAAAGAACCGCGCCGGCATTATCGTGGCGGCCGAACCCGCCAAGCGCGAACAGCCTGGGCTGACGGGACGCATCGCGCTTGATTTCCCTTGAAAATCGGAAAGGAGGGCACTGGAAGGGTGACGCCATGCATAAAAATTCGATATATCGAATGTGAGGCGGTCGGTCGAAGGGGGCGCCGCCCGCTCGTGGCCGCCTGTTGCTTCATAAGATCGGCACATGTCGACCCACTTCTGCCGTTGGACGCCTACCCCATTGAACGGCGGCTGGGACGGCGGAGCGGACGTTCGAACGCCCCCGCGTGAAGTTCTGGTTGGACGTTTCTGAATGGCGGAGCAAACGCGTACACCCGAACTAACGACTTGCATAATCGCCTTGCGGGACTACAGTTAATCAATGTCCGTCAGGACCACTGGTGTGATACAAGCGGCTAATCGTGGGCCGCGTATGTCGCAGTGACATAAAAAGGAGATGCCAGATGGCAGAGATAGACAAGGAAGACTCGTAGCGGTGTTGGACCATATTCTCGAATCCGAGTTGGCCGGCGTCGTCCGATATACGCACTATTCGTTGCTTTTTTCGGATTCGGACGCATTCCGTCCAGTGGTCGTGCAGCAAACTCCAGGAGCCGAAACATGGACGCCTTGACGGTCTTGAAGGTCGGAAAGAAGGCGGCTGACGGATTGAAAGCATTAGGCGTTGAATTGGGACCGTTGACTAGAGTGCTCCCGGTGGTAGGGGTGGCCACAACATGTCTCACCATCAAGAAATGGATTGACTCAGAAGACGCCAAGATGCTGAACGACACGCGATCGCGTGAGGAATGCCCACATATCGTCATGATCGAAGGGCCGTATTCCGCATCGATTCTAGCCGCTTCATACGTGGTGGAGCACGGCGGTATTGCCTGGATGCTCGGAGAAATGTCGTTGTTTTTCTGGCATAGCGAAGCAACTTTTCAGCCTCTTGTGTTTTCAGAAGCCTACATACCGACCCGCAATGGAGTCCGACGCGTTGGAACCTTACGTGATTATTCCGAGTACGTGCCCCGCCCGAAAAAGGGCTACGGATGCAGTCAGTGCAAAGCGTTTCACGCAAAGAAACAATCGATGTAGTTGCCGGCCGCCCGCCGTTATCGAAGGCGGGCTTCTTTTTGCATTCTCAATTGCTGGTCGTGGTTGATACGACGTCCGAGGGGGCCGAGTTGATGGCGAAGGTCCGCAACTGGCCGACAGAAGCTCACTAAGTCAAGAGGGTTATGGGCGAGACCCACTGTGTCAACGAACGTCAAACGGACGGAGCAGGTGATCTGCGCAAACGTCGAAAATACCGCGCACGATTGGACTCCGATAATCCAGGCGCCAGCTGTCGGCAAACATGAGGGTGAGAGAGGTTAACTCCTTCATCATCGGGATCGCCAACAATTCGGACGCGACCTTAACCGACTCATTGCCCAATCGATGCCGCTCGGCCGTGTCACAGTTACCGCCGTTCGCCTTCAGCCATAGATTTTCAGATTCACCCAGGTGTTCGGGCGTTAGCCATTCGCCGGATCGGGCGCGGGCGACTAGTTGCGAGGCAACCAGGTAGGTCAGCAGTTCGCTACGTGCTTCGTCATCCAGATTGTAGGGAATTTTCATCGCCCGAACTCCATGCACATTGCATTCATCAACGGACTTCCGTCGTCCATCCTAATCGATCTGGACTATTCCACAGTTGACTTTCCCTCCATGGCCGAATCCGGTTCGACAACCATCGAATGAGGGGACGCCGTAAGCCGGGTAGAAATAAGGGCTGCGGGTGCACAACCGGCCGGGTCGCCTCCAGTTTTTGTATGCACAAAAATACCTTGCGGATTATATTTTCTGTGCATACAATAATTTAATGCAAATCGAGTTCGATCCGGTCAAAGACCAAATCAACCAGGGCAAGCACGGTATTTCGCTGGCTATGGCCGAAGTCTTCGAAATGGACGCTGCGCAAATCAAACGTGATGATCGATCCGACTACAGCGGGGAACAGCGCTTTGTGGCTGTTGGCCCGATCGGCGATCGCGTCTATGTGCTGGCATTCACCATGCGCGGCGAAAAACTGCGCGCAATCAGTCTGCGCAAGGCAAACCGTAGAGAGGTACTCAAGTATGTCGACGAAGCGTAAATTTCACGTCCCGACCGCCGCGGAGGATGCGGCACTTACCACGGCGGCCGAGAGCGATGGCGATAATCTGCCGCTCACCGATGAACAATTGAAGAATATGCGCCCCGCGCGTGACGTGCTACCCGCAATGGTCGGCGAGCGGGCCGCGGACGCATTGCTTAAGCGTCGCGGCCGGCCCGCGACACCCGCAGAGCAACACAAGGTTCGCACGACCATCCGGCTCGATCCTGACCTTATCGATGCGTTTAAGGGCACCGGCGACGGATGGCAGTCGCGCATGAACGATGCTCTGCGCGAGTGGGCCACTTCGCACGGCATGGTTCGCGGTCGGCAGGCAGGGAAGTAGGGAATCGGACGAGTGGGGCTGCGACTAGCGTCCGCCGTGCACATACGCAGGCGGCCCGGCGCCCGCGAACATGCGGCCCGAGCGCCACATTCGCGGCAGCTCGACTGCCAGCGTGTGCCAGCGTGCGAGCACTGCGGCGAACGTGCCTTCACGTTTGGCGCGTCGGATTTTGTCGACCACGTTCCATCCGCGCACATACAGCGCAAAGCTGCGCCTGCTCGACAGAAAATGCGGCGCGTGCACGCCAACCCACGCGAGCATTTCTGCGGGCGGAACGTCTGGTGCTAGTGGGTCTGGCTCAATATTCGCAACTACAGGAGTTTCGTCTGCCTGCATCGCTGGGTCGGCATTGCCCAGCGCTCCAGAGGTTTCGAGCGCGAGCAGACGAAGCATTTCGATGCGGTGCCAGGGTATTGGCGAACGGCCAGCGACGTAGTTACGAACTGTGCGCGAACAGCAGCGCAATGTCTGGGCGACTACGGCGATCGACAGGCCGTTGGTAAGGGCGAGAAACTCATGCAGGTAGCCGTGTCTTGGATCTTCGGACAC